AGCTTCTATTCTTAATGTTTCGGCCTGAGCCTCAGCAAAAGCTTGAGCTGCTGACGCTGCTGCCTGACTAGCTTCGGCTGCCGCCGATGCAGCTGCGGCCTGACCTGCTGAGGATTTGTTGTAAGACCTTGTAAGGTTAGCAATAGCCTTTTGACCGTTTTTAGCTATCTTAGCTTGTGCTTGTGCAGCTGCCTTTATAGGTGTTGAGCTTGATGTAATCCAGCCGGCAACTGCTGCCGATAGTCCGTTTCCAATTAGTTTGGTTTCTCTTTTTGCTATGTTGCCTTGTTTTTTAGCATCTGCAATTAGTGCAGGTAGTCCAGTTAGCCCTGCAGAGCCGCCACTAGTAGCGATGGGCAAATTAACCGCTGGAACTTGAGGCGTAAAACCGATAGGAGTTTGACCACCAGTATTAGGCCTACCGCCAGAAGTTCTTGCCACTGTTGAATAATCAAAAGTTGCTGCTGCTTTAAAATCGTTGGCGGCTTTTGTTGCAACTCCGTATTGAGAAGCTGCCCATTTTGCATCATCACCAGTTTTTAGTATTTCTGTGCCAAAGCTAGTAATGACGGGCGTGGCTTCTCTTGCCCCTTCATTGACCTTCATTAGTCCCTCTAAAACAAAACCAAGAGCAACAACAAAAGCACCGATACCGGTTAAAATTAATGCAGTTCTAAAAAGCTTTAGTGCTACTGTTGCTAGACCAACCGATATCGATGTGGCTCCAAAAACTGCGTTAGTAATTACGGCGACGGCATTGTAAAGACCAAGAGCAACCCTGCCTAAGTTGTAAGCGGTATTTAAGGTAAAAAGCGTAACCACAGCAATTCCAATAACTCGAGCATTTTCAACAAAAAAAGTAATAATGTTTATAAGATTTGTAACTAGTCCCTTGAAGTCCACTGATTCAATAGCCGCCTTTAGCTGTGGGCCAATAATAGGGATAAGCTCCCTAAGCTCGGTAACCATTCCTTGAAGAGCGGGTAAAACTGTCATAGCCGCTTCCTCGGCAACTGCCCCGAGTTCGTGATTCATAAGCTGAAGCTGACCAGTAAAGGTTTGAGCAAAAGCAGCACCTGAACCGCCAAATTGAGACTGAAGCTCTGCAAGAATAATCTTTTGAGCACCCATTAGGTTGCCAGAATCGGTAAGTGCTTTTATCTGCTCTTTTTGCTGGTCGGTAAATTGGATACCAACTCTAGTAAGTGCGGCAATTCCTTTAACCGGGTCGTTAAGTGCTTTACCTAATCGAATAGCCTCACCGCTGGCAGTCGTTCCCATAGCTCGAGCCAAGTCCACCATAAGCCCGGCGGTTTGGTCAAAGATATCATTTCCAGCCCCGGCTTGATTTTGGATATTCTTAAAAGTAAGAAGAAGGTTAGCTCCCTCTTGAATTGTTTCCGCTTCGGTTGCAGTTAGATTTTCTAATCTGCCCGCTAAATTTTCGATGTCTTTAGCTGTTCCGTTAGCCGTTGTTCCCATTGATTTTAGAACGGCGTTAGTCTGAGCATTTATTGCTTCAATTCGTGCCAGGTCTTTTACTGCCTTACCGACTACTACCCCAAATACCCCAATAGCTGCCCCGGCAATAGCGAAGTTTCTTCCAAGATTCTTGACATTTCCACGAACTTTATTTAATTGAAATTGTGCTTGCTTCAAGCCTTTAGAATCAAAGACCGTAATAATAGGAATTTTTACAGGCATTATTTAACCTTCAACTTTACATTTACTATTCTTGAATACTTTTCAATTATGCTTAATACGGCTCTTTCTATTCCCTCTTTTTTTTCTTCAAAGCCTTTCCAAACATAACGAGAAGGGTCGCCTACTAATTTTCGCTTCATACCTTGAGCTTGTGGGGAATTTCCTTTTTTTCCTCTACCAACAATATCAATAATTTCAAAACCAACACCACCGCCAGAAGACGAAGCTCCGATAGTAAGAATAGAACGCTCGTTACCTCTAGTTAGTCGGTTGCTTGGTCTAAAGTTGGTTGAAACTTTAGCTCCGGTATAAGCAGTCCGGCCTTTATGATTCATTCCTCTTAAAGGTGAAACGCTTGGAATTCTTGACTTGATACCAGAAACAACCAAAGCTACGCCGGGTTCATTTTTTACTTCAGAAATCATTTTTTTATATAACTCGGGTTCTATCAAGCGAAGCTGGCGAACTGTATCTTGAACACCTTCAATATCTATCTGCATTTTTTCCTCGCTTTGTTCTATTCTATCGAATCGTGAAAAAGCTAATCCCCCGCCGAAGCGGGGGACAGGCTTTATTTTCTTGGAAGATTTTTAGCAACTAGCCAACGCTGCATAGTCCATAGCATCCGGTCTGACTGTTCAAGAAGAACACTCGGAGGAATTCCGGATTCAACCGCTAGGGAAGCTATAAACCAATGTGCTGACCTATCGCCTAAACCTTTTATTTGCCCGCTTTTGGGTCTTCGGATTCTCCTATTGTGTCTACTGTATCTAGCCAAGTTTCAAAGTCTTTATCTGAAGTCTTACGCCTCTTTTCAGAGTGCCAAGCTAAAAATAACAACCAAGAAATTCTGGCTTCCTCTAGTCGTGCAATCGAAGTATCAAACTTATCTTCGAAGGCAACCATGTCGGCAGCAGAAACAGGAACATCTTTAGAAGTTCCATCGTTGAATTTGATGTGTAGGGTTAGTTTCATCTTTTATCCTTATGCGGTTGCGAAGGTTACGGAACCAGAAGTTGGAAATGACACCGAGAAGGTTGCCAAGTCGCCGACTGCACCCGATACCGGGCTAACGCTATTAACAAGAACTAAAGCCGTCCAAGTTGGGTTAGTTACTGAAGGTGCTGTTCCGTTTGGGTTAATTGTAACGGTTGCAAGTGTTCCAAGAAGCGGGTTTAGAATCGTGTTGATTCCGCCCACGCCATAATCGTTATGGAAGTCTAAAGAAACAGTTCCGGACTTTAGCCCACCAATTACCTTAGTGAACCCCCCTGAACCAAAATCGGTTACATCTACATCAGTAGAAGTCAATTCAAGAGTTGCTGCTGCACAAGCATCAGAAACATCTGTTCCATTTATTGTTACCTTTGTGGCTGTTACTACATACTTAGCCATTTATTTTTCTCCTATTTTCTAGCGGTTTATTGTGCGTAAATAACGACATTGAACTCGGCGGCTAGGTAGGTAATTTCACCGATGACAATTGAGCCGTAATTTCTCATATCAGAAACTCGAAGAGTGTCGCAGTTTCCCCCGAGCGTCTTATCTAATTCTACTGCCAACTTTACCGATGAGGCCCCGGTCGATGAAACATAAGAATCTAAAAGCCTTTGGGCTGACCGTTCTCCAACTCTTCCAACAACAAGGGTAATCAAAAAGTTGTATTCATCAAGTCCTCTAGCAAAACTTTTATCAAACATTACATTCGTAACATTGACAATAGCTATGGGGGGGCTGATTGTGTCAGGTGTTTCTGTTGTGGTTCTTAGTCCGGCAATAGTTCCAAGTCTTGTAGCTAGTCCCGCTCTAAGGTCTGTAATACTTGCCATTAGGCGAATCTAACTTTTCTATAAACTTCCACTAGCTGTCTTACATCCGGGTCTAGCTGTGAACCAACTCTAATAACTCCCATATCTCCGAACCCTGCAACGCCAAGAGGGGAATCGTTTCTCTTAAAAATTCTTGCTGCCTGAATTACGGCTGCTTGTTTTACTGCTGTTGGAACTGCCGACCATCCCCAAACTCCGGTAATTCTTACGGTTGCTTCGCCATCTAGCAAATTAAAAAGAAAGTTATCTACTGCTCTAATGCGTGTTGCTGGATGACTTGTAAGCCCGTCAACTACTCCGTTAAGTGGCTCTAGCTGGTAATCATAAGTTTGCCAAGTAGTCCCGAACTGGTCGCCGTCTGAGGTTTGTAAAGTAGTAAGAGTAACCAGGTCATCAATCTCAGTAATGTAATTATCGGCTGGAACGAATAATCTTACGGCTGTTCCCGCATTGTAAAAATAGCGTTGTGTGTAGCTATCAATCATTCGAGAGGCAGATTCAACTGCAAGTTCTAAAAGTGAGTCATCCACAGAATCGGTAATCCGGGCGGAAGCTTTTATTTCACTTAGGGAGGCGTAACCATTCACAATAGCCATATGTCCTTCTTTCTGTTCTATCTTATCAGCCGAAGGTTCGCCGAAGAATTGGCATCCAGTGATTCTGCCAAACCGTTTCTACTTCAAATTCAGAAGCAAAATTTATAGAAACCTGAGAGCTGCCCTTTCCTATTTTGTAAGCTTCTTCTAAAGCAAAAACGATAGAAGGGACATTAGGAATCTGCCACCAAGCATCTTGCCCGGAATCGTATTGAGGTTGTCCGTTCACTAGCCAGCCATCTTCAGAAACTAAATCCGCTGTTGCTGCCCAATCAGAGCCGATAACCCTAACCCCGCACGCCTGAGCTTCAATAGTTGGAACGCCAAAGCCTTCACCGTAAGAGGTAGCAAGAAGAACATCAAGCCCAGAATAATAGCCCGCTAGGGTATCTGCCGGTATGCCGTATTTATAGCTAAGAGGATTAGGGAAGATAACATCTTCTTTACTTAGCCCGCAAGCATCAAGTAGCTTTAGAAGATTCCATCCCCCAGCTTTTCCTAGTGGCTCAGTGTGAATATATAAAACTGCGTCTGTGTGCTTCTTTTTGAATAAAGAAAAGGCTAGTAAATTTTCGCTAAAAGATTTTCTATGAACTAGCCCTGAAGCCTTATTAGCGGCAAAAATTCCGACAACGAATTTATCTTTAGTCCCCATATGTTCTTGAACTGGAATGCCTTCTATTGTGTTTCTTCGATACATTACCTTGCCGTCAAAACTGTGAGGAGCATAGTCGCATTCAATCCCTGCCTTTTCCATTTGTCTAACTCCATGTGGAGCCATAGCAACTGGTCGAACATTATCTTTTTTTAGCCACTTTTCAACAAGAGGTGGCATAGTGATGTGGTCTAATGGAACCCAACTCATAATATTCAACTTGTCAAAAGCCGGATT